CTTTAATATCATATACATCAGGAATTATAATGTCTCTTCCTATGACCATATCATTCCAAAAATCATCAATTGCATTGACTTTTGCTAATATCCAGAAATAACTCATAGTTCCATATATTCTTAATGATAATAAATCAGGTCTACCTATATCTTGTCTCTTAATACTGTTATATTGAATTGGTCTTTTTATTTCAAATAGATCCCAATTACTAAGAATTAAATCCTTTTCTAAATAATCAGTTCCTGATGTTGTTGGTAATATATTAGTTCTATCATATTTATCTTTCATGATTATCCACCTAATCTAATTGATTTTAACACATCCCATGTTTCTCTTAATTGATCACTTATAGGTGTGGCTATTTTATCATTAAGTTCATTAAGAGATTTTTTAATATCAGCAGCATCACTTTTAGTTTTAGTTTTAGTTTTTGGCATACTTTTCACAATTTTAGCTCTTGATGCCATCTTACCAACACCAACAAAACCAACATCATTAAGACCTGTCATTATTTTTCTTGTTTCAAGTTCTAATGTCACATCTACATATAATGGTCCTAAATCACTAACCTCTTTTGAAAAATTAAATGTTGCATTTTTTATCACCATATCTGGATGATAAAAATATTGTCCAATTTGTATTTTTACTGGTGGTGGTGCTTTTTTTAATGTTATAAGATCGTGTGCATCTTCTAATATTGTTTTGCTTACAGTTTCTGCATTTATTATGTCAAAAACATTTTTAGCCACAGCTCCAACATTATTTAAATATAATTTAACATTATCAGGTGCTACTTTTTTTAAACCCCCAATAAGTTTATCTCCAATATTACCAACCAATTCTACACCACCTTTAACAAGATTTTCAACATCATCATGAACTAAATTTAATAAGTCATTATACAATTCTTGAAGTTTAGCATTAGTATCACTTGCTCCTGGTAAACACATTTTAGCGATTTGTAAAGCTAAATATATGGGTTTTCCAGTTCCATCCCAATCAACAATTCTAAATTCTGGTGCAATTCTTAAATAACCATTTTTTCTCCATAATTGTTTTGACATCCATACAGCACCAAAATCACCAGCACCTGCCATTGCTGTATAATCAGACACTGGTCCAGCAAAATCACCAATACTTTTAATTAATGGTAGTTTAGGAACACCCATTCTTTGCCATTCACTATCAATAGAAATTGATACTCTATTTAAAATAACACCTATAACTGGAGATAAATCATTACGTCCTTTTCCCCAAAAATAATAATTGGGTGTAATTTTTATAACACTATGCCCAGTTGCAAAACCTTTTTTATTTTCATTAACTTTATTTAATCCTGATTCTTTCCATGAATTCTGATCAAACAAAGACACATCATTATCATTAAATGCCATAATTTTAACCTCTTATAATTTTCTTCCAGACACTATCTGTGTGTTAGATAATGGTTGAGATTTTGGTTTTATTTTTTTTATTTGTTCACCAATCGCAATTGCTAAATTATTAATATCTTTATCTGTCAATACGACTTGAATTGGTTTATCTGATTTAAGCTTATTTTCAACAATCCCCTGTGGTGCATTAATATTGTCTCCACCCTGTTGTGGTATGATAGATTTTGGTACATTAATATTGTCTCCACCCTGTTGTGGCATAGTGAATTTTGGATTTTTATTCATTAAAGTTTTTATTCTAAAATCATTATTAATGGTATTTCTATCACCATAAACATCTTCACCAGGATATGGTTCAACATGCCAAGGTTCTTTCTTTTTTGACCAATTTAATAATGGTCTATGAAAACCATACCTTTGTAATAACCCCATATTTTCTAACACATTAGCATCTTGAGAATTGATATCAATAGCCCAACCAGTATTATGTGTAGAATTACCACCACCATATCTTTTACCAGAATTAACTTGAATTGTGTTGCCAGTTTTAGCAAAATATTCTTGTGCCATATTTTTAAAATTCATCTTCATGTCTGGTTGCACACCCTCAAAATTTGGATTCCAAGGATCGTAATATGTTATTCCTTTATATTTTTGTTTTGATTTTATACCTTTTAAATCTCGTTTTGATTTCACTGATGGATGAAACCCAATATCTAACATTTTTGATTCAATAAATTCAGATATTTTATATTTTGATGCAGTACCAAATGATTTAATCCCACGTGCTGTATATGCATGAATATTATCTCCACCTCGATCTTCACGTTTTTTTCTACCAAACAAATTACCAATACCTTTACCAGCAAGGCCAGCGACACCAGTAACACTATCACCTAAAATAGAAACACCCTTTTTAAAAATCCCTTCATCTGCAATTTTTGTAACTCTACCAATCAAACCCTTCTCTGCAAAAACATCAACCATAGTATTAGTGACATCGAATAATACACCACCACCAGGGATTATTGAAGATAATGCACCAGCAAATGTTCCCAATGCTTTACGTTTACTTCCACCACTCCACTGTTTAAATCCTTCTTTCATTCGAAGTACAGTACCAATACCAGGTAGATTTCTAAGAAATGACATCCCAAATTTCTTTGTACCACCAACAAATTTTTCATTTGCACTACCTGCACCAGTCTCAACACCCTTAAAGTCTCTAAACAATAACAAGGCATCAATACCTATACTTAATGCTGTACCTACGCCAGGAACGATTGATGCTATGCCTGATGCAACTTCTAAGAGTCCACCAATCCAATCACCCTTTCTAAATCGCATTATACCATACATCAACCCTAAAAGACCACCAACAACTGGTATTTTCTTTAGTAAAGATTTACTACCAGCTTTTCCAACACCTTTAGCAAGTGATTTAGTTCCAGCTTTAGTAACGCTCTTACCAAATCCCTTACCAAATACTTTACCAAGAGTTTTAGTTACTGCACCGATAGCCTTAAACACACTACCTATTTTAGTTATATTTTTTATAGATGTTGCCATCTTTCCAATTTTAAACAAACCAACCAATGACTTACCTATATACTTCGTCATTCCCTTAACAATGTGGATTAAAAATTCTTTCTTACCTGTCATTAAATAACCAAGTAACCCACCACCAACTAAAAGACCACCAAACCCACCAAGTAAACCTAACAATCCACCTTTCTTTTTCTTTTTTGCATCTGCTTCATTATCTCTAATTTCAGTTAATAACTTTTCCATATCTTCAATATTAGTTCTCATAGATTCATTTGGATCTTGTCTTCTAATAAAATCTTTTGTAGATAATGATGCTTTCTCAGCTTTTATTGTTTTTGAATCTTTTAAAAATTTAGCAGTTTGTTGTTGTAATCTCAATGCTGCTGTATTATTTTTAGATAATAAATTACCTTGAGATGCTAATGTTTTATTAAGATTAGTTAATGAAGAATCTATACGTTTTAATGTGTTAGTATTTTCTAATTGAAAATCTGTATTAATAGAAAATGACTTGGCAGTATTATTAAAAATACCACCAAGTTTTCTTGTCATTGTTTCAGTAGTACGCTGCATAAATTGAGCAGCCTGATTTTGTTTTAAAAATTCATTATCTCTTGGTTTGTCTGGCATTTGTAAAACATCCTCTATTCACGATTTACGCTTTGATGTAGTTTTGGATTGAAATTTTTTATAGACATCTCACCAGCATCATTATTTTCTGATTCATTTTCTTTTTTACGATAGTCAACTAATTTTTCATATTTTATAACCAATTCAAAATATTCTAAATCATTAAAATTTGAAATTGATCGAAAATTTACTTCAAGTTGAAATTCAATTTCTCGTATACTATCTAAGCTTACACTTGGGAAGAAAGAAGTCGGAACGAAACGTGATTCCCATAGGGACAACACCTCCACATTCTGCACACTCAACATTCATGTTTGGTTCAATTCCTACACCATATTTGTCAATGTATGTTGTTATGTACGATAAATCTCTTGGTGTAAAATCTAACACATAATTATATTTTTCAGATAATGTGATTTTTTCATTTCCATTTATTTCTGTGATCATACATGCTAATGCTAATAATTCTGTGTCAATTTCACCTAAAGTTTTTTCATTAATTTCAACAAATCTTTCAATGTTTTTTTCATCTTTAATTTTTAAATGTTGTAATTTTATACCATCTCCACTCTCTAATTCTATTTTTTCATTTGGATCATAATCATCTGGAAGATAATTTACATTTAAATTTTTAATCTCAAAATGATAATTCGATTTCTTATTACATTTTGGACATTTAAATTCTATTGTATATGAACTATCTCTATATGTCACACCTCTTAACCAAAAAATGATATATAATTTATCAGCAAGATATAACTCTCCAACATCACTTATCCCTGTAACACGAACTGTTCTTTTTATAATGTCATTTATGACATAATCAGCATTCGATTCATTGATAGATGCTAATTTTTTAACTTCAATAACTTTTAACGGCCTCGCCTCAATCATTGTATTAGGTGGATATAATCTGTTTTTAGTTGGTAAATCTTTTATCTCCCAATAATTTGCATTGTCAACTTTTCTATTTTGATACATTGTTGAAGGTGAATTTACTGAAGAATTAAATTCTTCTTTTTGTACATTCTCTTCAGCATCTTGTTGCATCTTTGCCATCATTTGTAAAGCAGCTTGACCATCAACATCTTTATTTGTAGTAGCATCTGGTTTTTCCATTTTCATAACATCTTTCTCCTTTTAAATTAATTCAACTTTATTTTAAATTGCAAATATCTTGTCTCTTTTTGTGTTACTTTGAGTTTCAGACTCCTCAACTATATTATCATTTTCTTCAAATTTAATAACATCACATCCAAAATGAATGTTGTATGTCATTATGTCATCTCTCTTATAACTTAAATTTAAATCTTCAGTCCCAAGAAAATAAACTTTATTCATTGTCCATCTACAAACTCCAATTCCATTATGATTGTATAAATGTACAAATACCTTCCCAATTGTATTAAGATTTAATGCATTGTATATCCCATCTCTCCTCACCACAGTCTGTTGTAAATAATGAATCAACCTCATCACATTCCCCTCATTATCATCCTCAAAAGCTATCTTAAAATCAAACCCTTCATGATTTAATACTGGAAATGTCTTTGCTACAGGTCCATACATCGTCTTTTCTTGTGTAAATCTATACATCGGTATTGACACATCAACAATATGATGATACCTCAATTTTGAAAATAATTTTTTGATTTTTTTATTATTCTCATATAATTTACTATCACCATCTGTAACAATGTCAACTAAAAATTTCCACGAAGGAAGAACATTTTTATTTTCATAAAAATTCTGTAAATTATTACCAAAATTCATTTTTATTCTCCCTAAATGCTATATAATTTTTAAGGTTGTGTAGTATCTGGAAATAATGTCCAAAAATCATATTGGAATGTCACTGTATATTTTACTGATTCCCCTGCACCATAATCTAATGCAACATCACCTACACTTTGTACAAATGCATTGTGAAATCTTACTGATTTTGGCAATGGTATTCCTGCATAACTATACATAACTAAGAAAATGTCTTTTGTCACCAATCTCTTAAGTGGTCTTCGTGACTTACCAGCAGTTAATGCACTTTTTGGGTTAATGTTAAATATATTTTGTTCCCACTCCCAAAATATTCTCCTTACTGCCATATCTTCTGTTTCTTCAAATGTTGCACCTACTGTACCACCAACATCAGGTTTACCAGGAAAGAATTGCTTCATACCCATAAAATCTGATTGTGTTACTGTATTTGAACGTGATGGTATACTTATACTTCTACAACGTATAAGTAAATCTTCCATGTCAAGTAATGCTGTTGTTGGTGCAACTGAATTAATCCCTGGAATTAATAAGCTCCAGGACCAATTTCGCTGGATATCCAACATCGTCTTCATGCGTCCTTCTATAGTGAAGTTATTTGGTGAACCTGGCATAATTTCCTCCTATTTTATTAGTTCTCTTTCTATTTTCCATTTTTTATAAAATTCGTCTTGTCTTTTAAAGGATTTTCTTATACTCCCATAATTAAGATTGAATTTTATACAAAAATTATTTATATCTTTAAATTTGTATTCTTTTTTATTTGGTGAAATGAATGTATATGAATATTTATGATTTGCATTTAATTCTCCAAATCTACCTTTTTTAGAATCTGATATTTTTCTTTTACAACCATCAGTTCTCTCTGTACCAATATTTATATTACTTCTTTTTTCTACATCCCAATACTTCAAACGTCTGCGTATTAATGGTATTGATGTTTCAGTTTTTATTGCAATATTTTCAATTGGCATCCCAGAATCGTATAATTTTAATAATTCATTTTCATCAATATTTTTCCATCTACCATTTGATTCATTTTGTAAACCAGAAAATTCTTCTCCACCATCAGTTATATTTACTAATGGACCATTATTTTTTATAATTCTTCCTATTTTATCAACTAAATCAAATTCTAATTTATACGATTCATTTTCATTTATTTTATTTTTATATTTAATAACTATAGGTTCTAAATTTAATTTCCATATTTTTCTAATTTTATTCAATCTATAATTACTGACATCACTATATTTAGCTTCTGTTAAATGCACTTTCCAACGCCGTTTACATCCTTTGCCAACATAAAAGGGTTCATGATCAAATTCATATTTTCCATAAACATATTTTCCTGGTTTTCTTGGATCAAGATACACATAAACATAAAATCTTTTTTCATCTTTCATTTTAATTCTCCTTATCTGAATTTTAAAATTGAGAGGTAATCCTTACTTGATAAGGTTTCAGGAAATAGCTTGCAAACTACTGTCCCTCTCTATATTATTTATATTAAGCGTATTTAAGCTTCACATCTGAAAATGAAATGCCTGACCTCGTGATCACCGTAGTAAACTGTATAAATTCAGCAGTTTTTACCGGAGAAACATACAAATCCAAATTCATTTGATTACTATCTATAACGTTAGATGTGTTATTAGTTTCATCACACACAACATCATAATCAGTTACTCCACCACCAGCAAGAACACCACCAAGGAAGTTATCAACCAATGACCAAACTCTCAATCTTGTTTGTTCTGTATTATTTTCAAATACAAATGGTAATAAAGCACTCTCAATATTATTTTCAATATATAATAAAGTTCTTCTAACTTGAATTCTGTCAAGTGCAGATTTCTTAAGTTGTGCAGTTTTTTGACCCCACATAACAAAACCAACACCTCTAATAAATCTAACTGTATTAATATTTTTATCATACATTTTGCCGATATGATCTGTACTATAAACTTTAAGTTGATCAAACACAGCTAATGTTGCTCTATCTATACCAGCAGGAGCATTCCAAGGATCACTAATACGATCTACTCTTGCATACAATGATGCACCATAGATACTATTTGGTAAATAAACAAATTTATCATTATTTTTATCATATATTTTTGAATATCCGGCATAGATTGCCATGTACGATGGTGAAATATAACCATATTGTTCAGCTTCAAGAACTTCTTGATAAGTAATATCATCTAAAGTTCCAGCTTGACATGTTCCAATACAGTCAAATCTTCTACCAGCTAATTCACCCATTGCTTGTTTTGTTGTTGTATTATAACTTGTACCAACCAAAATTTGTACTGGTAATTCTTCTCTATCATTAAAATAAGCCCAAAACTCATCATCACCACTATCTAAACCATTTTCTTGATTTACTGTGCCACTTAGTAATTTACAGAGTCTATCATTATTATAAACAAAAAATCCAGCATTATCTGTACCATCAGGTAAACGTGCAGAACCACTTGTTCCACTAAATGTGTATGAATAATCAAAAGTTTGTCCAATATTTGAATTAACATATATTGCTTGTGAATTACCATTAATTACATCTGGAGCATAGAGTGATTTACCATCACTATCCAATTGTGGTGTTAATGTTGCATAATAAGATTCTAATTCAGTTAATCTTAATTTAACATCTGCTTTATCAGCAGAATTTGAATACATCTCATCCCATGTTTTATTTTCAGGTCTTTTATAAACTTTAATTTTAAATACTTTACTTGCAATTGGAAAATGAGATGCTATATAAGCAGAAGTGTCACTTGACCAAATTGAATTTGGACCAGTTGTTGTAGCAGATAAGTCTGTTGGATAATCATCATATCTATAAAGCCAATCAGCATCTGGATGCAATGTTTCTACAGTAACAGCATATTCATTACCTTCTTTACCTGGACTTACAAATCCGATAAGTAAAGGTTTTGTATTTGTATCACCAATAGTATCGATACTTGAAATTTTATCTGCTGTATCAAACACATCCGGTGTTGCTGTTAATGATGGTATACCATCAGATACTTGAGTTGTTACACTTTCTTGATTAGTATCAACTTGAATAGCTGCATACGCATCACCAGTATCAAATGCTCTTACTACGTAAAGATTTGATGATTCCTTTAAAAATTCAAGTGCTCCATATGAACCATAACCATATTCTGGTATTAATTTATTAATACCTGATAAACCACAACCTGATGTAAATACAGGATTACCAAATTGTTCAATATATTCTTTATCATTTGAAACTAATACAGGTCTTCTTATTGGACCTTTTGGTGATCTTACAACAATAGCACCATTTGAAATACCACTTGCTACAAGAATTTCACTTAAGTCAATTTCTCTACGATAAA